GTCAGTACCAACAAGGTCAAATTGGTGCATTGTCACCATTCCAAACAAGTCTTGGCGTACAAAGTGGCATCGAGCAACTTGGACAACAACCTTTGACATTGGGTGCAGGATTAGGTGGTCAACAAGCGGCTTATGGCGCACAAGCAGGCAGATACACAATGCTTGGCGCACAAGCGGCTACACCATTCCAATATCAGGCGGCATCCTACAACCCCTATGCCAACATATTGCAGGGCATTGGCACAAATCCATACATGGTTGCAGGAGCGTCTAAATTATTTAGTGGAGGAGGTGCTGGTAATGTTGGCGGTGTTGGAAGTACATTCAATACAGGGTTCTATGACCCAATGATGCAACAGTTCTAAGGAGTAACCAAATGGCAGATTCAATCGTAGGTGGTTTATTTGGTATGACTCCTGAAATGTATCAGGCGCAACAAAATGAACAAGCATTAGCACAATCAGCACAACTCGGAAAACTTGATCCATTTTCTTTGGCAAGAACTGGTTTAATTTATGGCGGTCGTCAAATGGCTGGAGTATTGGGAGGTGATACCCAATTGCAATTATTAAGTCAGCGCAATGCCATTATGCGTGGCGTTGATACAAATGATCCAGATGCGCTAAGTAAAGCGGCAATTGAACTCACCAATAGAGGAGACATTGTTGGTGCATTTGGTGCAACTCAACAAGCGCAAACGCTTAGAAAACAAATATCTGATATATCCAAGTCTGCCGCAGATACACAGAAAACATTGGTAGAAACAGCCAAAGGCAATGTTGATTTGCTTGCTACAACAGGTGCAGTTCAAACCTTAACAGGAATGGGTTTAGATAGAAACAAAGCACTTGCAGTAGCAAAAGATGCAAAATTGTTAGAAGTTTATCTAACTCCTACTACGCAAAAGGCTTTTGAATTAGGAAAAACAGGTCGCTATACGCCTGAATCGCTTGCACAGTATGTAAATACTGGAAATATAGGTGATTTGGTTGAATTGGACAAAATGAACAAGCCAACAACTGAGTGGCTGGGTGCGGCTAGGGCATTGCAGATTGATGCCAAACCTAAATATGCAGACTACACGTCAGAAGAAGCGCAACGGATCAACCAATATTTGTTAAACAAAGATGTGGCGAAAAATGCCGCCATGCGTCCTCCAGCACAAGAAACTGCGTTTGCCAAAACAAGGGGTGAGTTACAAGCCAAAGCATTGCAAGAGGCAACGGCAAATGCTCAGTCTGCACAATCCGCATTGATTACGTTAAACAATATGGAAAAGTTATCGCAAGCGGGTCAGTTGTATACAGGCCCATTTGCCATGACATTGGCAGGAGCAAATAATTTCTTAAATTCAATCGGTTTATTAAGTAAAGAACAAACAAGAATTCTTGCTAATTCTGAGATTTACGACAAAAATGCCAAAGACCTTGTTATGCAAGATTTGGGCGGGAGATTGGGCGCACAAATATCAGATGCAGATAGGAAATTCGTGGAAGCCAGAATTCCTCAGTTAATTACAAGCCCTATTGCTCGTGCAGAATTGATTGCAAAGTTAAAAGAAATCCAAACAGGAAAGATCAATGCTTATCAAAGCATGAACACATACGCAAATCAATATGGCAATTTAAATAATTTTGACTTTAGTCAGAACTATATGCCAATACAAGCCTCTCAAAGTCCTATGGCAAAACCTACTGGAACAACTTTAAGTCCATTAGACCAACAGGCATTGGATTGGGCAAAGGCTAATCCTCGTGACCCAAGGGCGAAACAAATCAAAGACAGATTAGGAGTTCAATAATGGCTGACTTCAATCCTGATGCTTATTTATCCCAAAAAACGGGCGATCAAGTAGAGTTTGATCCAAATACATATTTGGGCATATCTCCTCGTTCTTTGCCAGAAGAACTTGTTAGGCAAGTTGGATTAACGGGTCGTGCGGCTTATGAAGGATTTACTGCACCTGCAACTGTTGTTCTTGAGGGTGTAAGAAACCTTTACAACTTATTTGCTCCTGAATCTAAGCAAATGCCTTCTATTGCTGAGAGTCAAAGCAAAATGTTGACTAGAGCGGGTCTTCCAGAAGCAGAAACTGGGTTTGAACGTGCTGTTCAAGCAGGGACACAAGCAATGACTGGTACTGGTACATTAAGTTCTATTGCTCAAAAGGTTACACCTGCGGCAGTTGCATTAACTCAAAATGTGCCTGGTCAACTCATCTCTGCTGGCGTAGGTGGAGCAGTCGCTCAACCAACCGCAGAAGCAGTTAAAACTTACACAGGAAGTGACTTAGCGGCAACCTTGGCAGGAATAGGCATAGGTGGGATTGTTGGAGGTGCGGCAAGTAAGAGCGCAATGTCTCTAGTTGACAGATTTAGCAAAGCACCCACCATGACTATGGATGATGTAAGACTTAGGGCAAATCGTTTGTATACAAAAGTGGACAACTTTGGTGTAAAACTTACCCCAACCAATGCTGAATCAATGGTCAAAAACATAGCAGATGACTTAGAGCAACAAGGCTATTTGGTTACTGCCGATGTCAATGCCCCAGCATTAAGAATGTTGGAGAAAATGAGCAATACATTTGCCCAAGGGAAAACAAGTTTAGAGGATATTGCTCAATTAAGAACTGCTGTTAACAAAAACATTATTGCGTCTACTGACCCAACTTTACGCAAAATTGGCATGGAAATGGTTGCTGGTATTGACAATCATTTAGCAAACCTAAAACCTGATCCAAACAACTTTGTTTCTGGCATGGGCAATTTGCAAGAAGCCTTAAAAACACTTGGTGAAGCAAGGAAGGATTGGAGAAATTTATCTCGTGCAACTACGCTTGAGAATATCTTAAATATTGCTGAAGCCAAGGCTCTTGATCCCAAAGCATCTGAGAGTGAGTTAATCCGTAGAGGATTTATAAATTTGGCGGCTAACCAAAACAAGATGAAAATGTTTACAGAGCAAGAGCGCAATGCTATTCGTGCCGTTGCCAATGGTGGGCCTGTTGACGCTTTATTGTCTTTCGTTGCTCAATTTAACCCTGAAAGAGGAAAGATGGCGGCTCTTGCCACTACAAGTGCCTCTGTTGCTAAACCTGAATTTGGTATTCCATTGGCTACAACAGGATTTTTAGCAGATAGATTACAAGGTTTATTGCGTAGGCAAGCCGCAGAAAGTGCAATAAGTGGTCTATTGTCTGGTAATTTGCCTAAATTACGCCCTGATGCAACGACAGGAGGTTTGCTTGGTGGCATTATGACTGAACCACTTTCTGCTCCATAAAAGGAGAGTCCCATTGATCCTTTTTCTCTCCTCATGTTGGCGCAAGGTGCAGTTGGCTTTATTAAGCAAGGCTGTGCAATGCTCCATGAGGGGCGCATGGAACTTGAAGGTGCTAAGAAGACAGTTGAAGGCGTACTTGCAGATGTCAAGGCAATCAAGGGCATTTGGCAGTGGTTCATTGGTCTACTTAGCGGAAAGCCCAAGTCGAAGCCAACAGAAGAAGCCCCCAAGCCTCTGGCGCAAAAGAAAGCCAAAGCAGTCTCAGCCAAACAACAGTCTTACGAGGAACTTGAACTTAAACTTATCAAAGACATTGGTGACAAACTAGGTTTTCTCTTTGACACACAACAAGAAATCAACAACTACTACCATGAACTAGAAGAAACAAACAAAAACAACTACGATCCAACCCAAAACACCTCAAAAAAGGCTATTGAGAGGGCTTTAATTGAGTTGCAATTGGAGAAGTTGTTTGAACAAGTGCGTGAGGCTATGGTCTATGCGCCATCTGAGTTGAAGGACTTGTATAGCCGATTCCTGAAGATGCACAAGAAGATTGAACAGGAACAGGCTTGGGCGAGAGATGAGATGCTGAGAAAGAAACGCTTGGCAAGGTGGCGCAAGGAGAGGGCAGAGATTTTTTGTATTGAACTGACTGCGGGAGCGATTGCCGTGATGTTTATTTCTTTAATTTTTGGGTGGCTGATGTGGCAACTGCGAAACTTATCGGGTGGGTTTTAAGTGCCGTGGCTCTATGCCTTGTCGTAGCAGTTACCTCAATGGCTTATGTGGAGACTATGTACATGAAGGCACAACTAAAACAGGAAATGAAAGAATTGCGTAAGTTAAAGAAAGAACTTAAGGAGAAGTAATGTTACCAATAGTCGCAGGCATAGTTGCCAATCTGATTGAGAATGGGATGCACAAGGTTGCTGACCAAGTAGTTGAGAAGGGCGTAGACGCTGTTCAAGAGAAACTTGGCATGGAACTCAAGCCCCAAGGTCAGGCAACGCCAGAATACAACGCAAAGTTGCAAGAAGAGGCTAATCGTCATTCTGAGTTTATGGCAGAGTTGGATGAAAAATCCACCCAACGGGCTACGGATATGTATATGAATGATGACAGTACAAAGAAGTTTACGCAGTTATACGCATGGTTTTTGACTGTTGTCTCGTTCCTTTATTTCTTTATGGTTTCTTTTATGCCAATAGAGAACAAAAATAGGGACTTTATTAACATCATTTTGGGTTTCCTGATTGGTACTGCTGTCAACAGTTTGATTCGTTTCTTCTATGGTTCTAGCAATAAGAGCCAAGAGGCGGTAGATCAGAAGCAAAAGGAGCAACAACAGCCATGACACCTAATAACCCATTACTTGTTGCGGCAGGTGTAAAAGACCCTGATAAGTGGCTTAATGCGGTCATAGAGACTTGTGCTGAGTTTGCCATCAATACTCCACAGCGTGTAGCGTCTTTCTTGGCGCAAACAAGCCATGAATCTGGTGGTTATACGATGCTATCTGAGAATCTGAACTACAAGGCGGCTACCCTCGCCGCTTGTTGGCCTAACCGCTTTGCCGTACTTGGTGACAATAAAAAGCCAAAGAAGGATGAGAAAGGCAAAAATATCCCTACTGCTGTGGCAAACAGCATAGCGGGTAAGCCTGAGTTGATCGCCAACATGGTTTACAGCGGTCGTATGGGCAACGGCCCTGCTGAGTCTGGCGAGGGATGGAAGTATCGTGGAAGGGGTCTAAAACAGTTAACTGGTAAGGACAACTATGCGAGATGTGGTCGTGATCTTAATATTGATATTGTCAATAATCCTGATTTGCTACTTGAGCCAATATTTGCGGCAAGAAGTGCGGGATGGTTTTGGAAATCCAACAATCTTGCATCGTTTGCCGATAACGGTGATTTGGAAGGCATGACCAAAAAGATCAATGGTGGCTTGATAGGCTATGCAGAAAGAAAAGCCAAATACGACAAGATAATGGCTGTTTTAGCCTAATCACTTCTCTTGGCTAAACCAAAGGATAGCGAATAGCAACCCTATCCCTACGATTGCACCTAAAACAAGTAGAACAAAAATGGTGAGAATGTTCTCAATCATTTAACCTTGCTCCTAATCAAGTCCTCCAAACACTTAAATAGCGTAAATACGGCACTCAGGAAGGCGGGAGCGATCATCCCCGCCACAAAGATAAAGACTTCACTCATACTTTGACCTTTAAAACTCGTTGTTGTTTGCCTGACATTCCAGCCCTTGTCAAACCCGTATCCTCAATATACCCCTTTTCTAGCAATCCTTTAAATCTTGCCGTGACGCTAGAGTAGGGCTTGCCTGGCAACCTTGCCAAGACTTCATCCTGAATACAGCCATCAGGGAATGTGGCTATTACCTCGTATACCAACTGTTCTAGGCTAGTTGTGTTGACCAGTAATGCCGCTTGTTTGCTTGTTTGTGGCGAGTCTTTTCTTGCCAACTTAAATGCTGGTGAGCCAAAGAACTTTTCTACTTCACCGCCAAACCATGTTTTGTCTAATAAACTCATATTTACTCCTGTTAAAAATTAGGTGGGGTACTCGCTACACCGACATTTGGGAGTCCAAACCTGTTGTGTCAGCATCCGCTTTCCCCCTTTTAGATCAGAAAGGCACTATTTATAAATTGGCTCATTGTGTTTATGCCATTTAACATGACATTTAACACACAACCATCTTACATTTAGTGGTTTTGTGTAATCATCGTGGTGAGCCTGAATATTTGTATTTGAATCACACTTAGAACAATTGGATGGCTTAATAAGTTTTTTATCTCTTATTGCATTTCCAGTAATTACATGACAAGCCCTTTTCATTGGGAATTTTTCATGATAATTCTTCATTGATCTTTGTTTTGAGATTTTCCCATTTACAGTTTTTGCATATTCGGTTCTTGCTTTAACACGATGAGGAAGCATACTTCTTAGTTTGTCATACTCCCTTATTTTTTCAATGTTTTCTTCTCTATGTTTTTTTATTCTTGACTTTACGCAAAGTTTGCATTTATTTAAATAGCCATCACCCATTGCAAAGTGTTTATAAAAATCAAATAGAGGTTTTTCAACATTGCACTCTCGACATACTTTCATAAGATTTCTCCAAAAAGGTATGCCTAGAGTATACCATTTTAGAAGGGTATATCAGAACTAGAATCCTCTAAATTCTTAGCAACTGGTTTGCTTGCTGGTGGCTGTGCATCCCGTGGAGATACTGCCAAGCCCATGAACTTGCCCGTCTTGCCTTCTTTTATCCAAGCAGACAGCCAGTATTCCTGACCATCTACCATAATGTTCCCTTTATAGTCGGGCGCACGTTCATTATCTTTCTTGTCTGATTTGAACAAAACACCACTATTATCTCTACGATTTTCCATATTAAACCTCTATCTTATTTACTTTGTTAACTTTGTCATCTAGTTCGCCCAAGAACTTGATAACCTCTTTTTCCAGCGTTGCAATGAAGGCATCATCACGCTCAAAACGCTTGATTACCAATTGCAATTCTGCGGGAAACCTTGGGTCAAATGAACACAAATCTGTCCATTTAGCCCCTGTGCAAGCCATTTGCCATTGAACTTGCGCTTTGTATTGATCGTCAACGCCACCTAGTATGCTCTCCAAGTGCGTATGCGACATGGGGCATTTTAGTTCGACCAAACCCCCACCCTCAAAAATAAGCCCGTCAGGGGATGCGCCAGCCATCTCAATCGTAGGATGGTTAACAAAGGCTATTTGGTCTACCAATACGCCCATCTTGGACTCATAGGCGGCTCTAGCAAAGGGTTCTTGCTCGACACCCCAATTCATAGCATCGTTGGTGTATGACTCTGCGACTGTGTTTGTCAGGCGTTCCAATAGCAACTGAGTCATGTATTTGTCTCTGCTAGTGGAGTAGCCTGTCTTTGTAGTGGCAACAATGTCCTTAACCCGACTAGCCGTAACTTTTCCTAGCCTGAGCATCTTCCATTCTTCTGTGCCTTGGATGATTTCTTCACTCATTTCAACCTCTCTACCATCATTGCGTCTGCTATTTGATAAGCCCTATTAGCAAACTCATCCATAGTTGCCGTTAAAGATGGTTCTGAAATCAACGCTTGCATTGCTTTGGCGGCAAAGTAGTCACGCAAGGTCATGCCTTGGAACTTCTCAATGGTGAAGTTGTTTGGGAAGGCTGGAATGTTCTTCATTTCAACTCCTTCTTGCGAGCATCTTTAGCCGCAATCATTTTGGTTTGCCATGCTTTGTTGCCTTGGCAAGCGGCAAATGCTTCTATGTAGATGTCTTTGAGTTGATCAAGGCTTGTAGTGGCTTCTATGGCGGCTAAATGGTCTAGCATCACGCCTTCGTCTGGTGCTTCTTCTATTGCCCCTTTAGCACCTGTTGTAGCGTCTAACGCATCGTGTTCTATGAGGTGTAGGGCTTGTGTCCAGAGGTAGCGAGAAATGTAGGTCTGAACCGCACCAAGGTTTTGCACAGGATGGCAACCTTTGAGGTTTGCTTCTGACATGGGGCTTGCGAAAGTAATCTTTTCGCTTGGGTTTTCGGTGTTTACAACTTCCATAATGGCTTGATCCATGCCAAAGCGGATGACTGATGTAAGACCTACTTCGTTGAAGATTTCAAGGGCTGGTAACACAAAGTCACCTAGTTCAAAGTAGTGATACCCTGCGAACTTATTGAAACCTGATTTCTTGAGGGCTTTCTTGTGGAACTTGGCTCTCGCCTCATTCAGTTTTTGATACACATTCATTTTGAGTAACTCCTATTAGATTGACTCTGTTTAACTTGCTGTTCACCTATCCAATGACTTAACATGACCAGATCGTTTTGAACTGAATTTATGTCTTGGATGAACCCATCATACTGCTTGTTCATGCACTTTTTATCTAGGGATTTCACCGATTGCTCGATCCTCATAAGTATGGTTGAGTAGTCGTTCAAAAGTATCTCCAAATCGCATAAGCGACCATGCTGATGACTGCTATCAAACCAAGCAGAACTGAAACATCCCCAATGTGAGGTGCTGAGTAGTAAGGCCCTTCAAACACGCCTTCGTTGACATATTGTTTGGGGTAAGCATCTTCCAATGTGCGAGGAAACATTCTTGTTGTCCCCATGAGTTCGTTATCCATTGTCTTTCTTCCTTTCAACAACGTGCATAACAAACATGGCAAAGTAAAAACCACCCATGAATCCCATGCCAAAGTAAAGCCATTCGTTATCCATTCCACACCTCCTGTGCGATTTCTTGGCGACAATCTGCGTCCAAGTATTTAAATTCCACAAAATGATTCTCATGGCAACAAACTAACTTGCCATCTTGTGGTTGCAAGCAATAGCAACAAAAATAGACATTCCACAAATCCTCGTAGATGTCCTCTAGTTCGTTCTTGAGTTTCATTTCTTGCCCTCCAGTAATGCAATGCGTTGTTCAAGTTTCTTAACGATTGCTTCGAGGTCTTTGATACGATCCAACAGCATATTCTGATATGTGTAGTCGCTCTTGCGGTATGGGGCTGTTATGCCCACAACGGGTCTATCCATATTAACTCCTGTTTAGTTTATTAACGCTTCATCTCTCTTACAAATTGGGCAAAACTACTTGCTGTGTCACCAAAAGGCAATTTAGCAATCTCGCTAGCCACTTCCTCTAGAACATCGTTCCTCAAAATCTCAGGATCGATTGCTCTAAGGTTTTCAGTCAAGTCCCTAACCAATTCCCGTTGAGCCGTTCCATCTGTGACACCTGTGGCGACTTTTCTTTGTTCGTCAAAATAAGTGGACTTCTTAATCTCGTCCGTTATGTCAACAAACTCCAAGTCATCAAAGGCATCATCAAGTTTTGTCATTCACGCACCCTTATCGTATCCACTAAGTTCTGTGCCAAATGGTGATCTTTTACCATATTGAAGATCAAAGT